CTTGAAGCAACAATGGTTCAAGTCATTCAAAACCAGATGCGCCCCGGCGGGCTGCTCGCCAAGAGGTAACCCATGGAGATCGACTTCCTCCCCGATATTGGCCGGGAGCCTGACTATGGGCTGACCGGCGGCGGCTCGTTTGCTGTGGATGCGGTGAGCTTTGGTGACGGGTACGAGCAGCGCAGTGCAGCCGGTATCAACTCGTCCAGGCGAGAGTGGACCGTGACGTGGAGCCTCATTACCCAAGAGCAGATGGAGCGCTTGCGGGACTTTCTGCTGGATCGCCGGGGCGTTTACGCCTTCCTATGGCAGATATCCGGAGAGCCCGAGGCATGGCGTGTGGCCTGCAAAGAGCACCCAAAGGTCACCGTAGACACCTTTAAGCGGCACACCCTGACAGCCACTTTTATCGAGGACTTCGGGCTATGAGCCAGGTCATCGCTTCCGACACCCAGCGACTGGAGCAGGACGCGATCGTCACCATGTTCGAGCTAGATGCTCGCAACTATGGCGACGGAATTCTGCGCTTCGCGCCCTACCCGGTCGACGGCGGTCCAGTTCGGTTCAATGGCTACGAGTACCAGCCGGTGCCGATTAAGGCAGAGGGCTTCGAGTGGAACGGCCAGGGCACCCTGCCCCGGCCGACGCTCACGGTCACCGCCATGGAGCTCGCGTTTCTGTCGCTGGTGATCAGCGCCGACGACCTGGTCGGCGCCCCGGTCAAGCGACTGCGCACCTACCGCCGGCACCTGGATGACGGCACAGCGCCCGACCCCGAGGCCTTGTTCCCGATCGACTACTACGTGATCGAGCGCAAGGCCTCGCAGAACCGCCGGCAGATTCAGTTCGAGCTGTCGGTACAGATGGATCAGGAAGGCCGGATGATTCCCCACCGGCAGATCCTGCGGGACTCGTGCACGCATCGTTACCGCTGGTGGGATGGCACCCAGTACCGCTACGAGGGCGTGACCTGCCCCTACTCTGGCTCCGGCGAGTGGGAGGCTGATGGGTCAGATGCCTTGCCCGGCATGGGGCGCGATGTGTGCGGCAAGCGGTTGAGCGACTGCCGGTTGAGGTTCGGGCAAGCGGGCGTTCTCCCGACGCGGGCCTTCCCCGGCGTCGGGAGGGTTCGCTGATGTTCGAGCAGCACGTCTATCAGATCCGTGCCGAGGCCCTGGCCACCTATCCCGATGAGGCTGTGTGGTTGATCACCGACCACGGCTGCCGGCAGGTAGCCAATGTGGCAGACGCCCCTCGGTCCACCTTCGCCATCGCCAAGCGCGACATGGCAGCGGCCACCGCCCAGGGCCTGCGGGCCATTGTTCACTCACACCCGGACTATCCGGACTGCCCCAGCGAGGCCGACATGCGCGGCCAGCTTGCATCTGGCGTTCCGTGGGGGATCGTGGCCACCGATGGCAACACCACGACACCCATTCGCTGGTGGGGCGATGGCAATCGACCCGAGCTGGTCGGCAGGGGCTTCGTCCACGGCGTGACCGACTGCTACGCCCTGATCCGCGACTACTACGCGATAGAACTGGGCGTCGACCTCCCCGAGTTTCCTCGCTCATGGGAATGGTGGCTCAAGGGCCAAGACCTCTACCGCCAGGGTTTCGAGCAGGCGGGGTTCCGCGTCATCGAGGCAGACGAGGCCATGCCCGGAGATATGTGGTTCGCTCAACTTCGCAGCGACGTGCCCAACCATGGCGGCGTCCTGGTGGAGAACGGGCTATGCCTCCACCACCCGTCTGGCCGGCAGCCTGTCGACCCCACTCGGCTCTCGCGCCGAGACCCTGCCGCCCGCTGGCTCCCCTACATCACCCACTGGCTCCGTCACACGTCGAGGGACTGATGAAAACGCTCTATCTGCATGGCTTTCTTGGGGCTCGCTTCGGCGAGTCCTTTTCGTTGGACGTCCGTGATCCTGCCGAAGCCATCCGTGCGCTGCTGATCCAGATTCCCGGCTTCGAGGCTGTCATCCGTGATGGCGACTGGCATGTCGTGCGCGGCCCCCTCGATGACGGCGTGTCGCTCGACGAAGAAGGGCTGATGGTCGGCATGGATGACGACACCGAGATTCACCTACTCCCGGCGGTCGCCGGAGCTGGGGGCGATGGTATCTGGCAGACCATTGCGGGCGCCGTCCTGATGGTTGCCAGCTTTTGGGCCGGGCCTTTCCAGACAGCGGTGTTCAATGCGGGGCTGGCTCTAGCAGTCGGCGGCGTCTCACAGATGCTATCTCCCACCCCGCAGACAGGCGACTACGGCGAGCGAGAGCGACCCGACGAGCGCCCTTCCTTCCTGTTCGATGGACCCACCAACACCAGCACCCAGGGCCTGCCGGTGCCGGTGATCTACGGCCGCGTGAAGGTCGGCAGCGTTGTGGCATCTGCCGGCATGACTGCTGAGGAGCTGGACGAATGACCGATCTGGTTGTCTATGGCGCGAAAGGCGGCAAGGGCGGCGGCGATGAAGCCCGTACGCCCCGCGAGGCGCCCAACACCCTTCGCTCCACCTCCAAGGCCAGGATCATCGACGTGCTGGGCGAGGGGCCGATTGTCGGCCTGACCAATGGCCTCAAGAGCATCTATCTGGATGAGACGCCGTTGCAGGACGAGGGCGGCGACTTCAACTTCCAAGGCGTGACCGTTCACACCCGCACTGGTGAGCCTGATCAGTCGCACATCGCCGGCTTCCCTGCGGTGGAGACTGCCAACGATGTATCGACCGAGGTGACCAACGCCACGCCAGTCGTTCGCACCGTCACCAACCCGGAGGCCGATGCCGCTCGCGTTACCGTCCAGGTGCAGGCGCTCAGCTATCAGAACGTCGAGAATGGCGATCTGCTGCCCACCGAGGTGGCGGTGGCCGTCGATGTTCGCCCCAATGGAGGCAGCTGGTCCGAGAAGCGCTACGACATCATCAAGGGCAAGACCACCAGCCCCTACCAGCGGTCCTATCGTGTGCCGCTCACCGGCGATGGCCCCTGGGATATCCGCGTGCGCCGAGTGACGCCCGACAACGGCAGCGCCACCCTGCGCAACGCGACGTACTGGGCCACCTACACCGAGATCATCGACGCCAAGCTGCAGTATCCCGATACCGCACTGGTCGGGCTCGAGGTCGATGCCCAGGATTTTGGCAGCCAGATCCCCTCGCGGAGCTACGACGTCAAGGGCCTGATCGTCCGGGTGCCGACCAACTACAACCCCGAGACTCGCGAATACACCGGCCTGTGGAACGGAACGTTCAAGCTGGCGTGGACCGACAACCCCGCGTGGTGCTTTCTCGATCTGGCCACCAGCGAGCGGTACGGCGCCGGGCTGGAAAACGTTTACAAGTGGGACCTATACCAAATCGCCAGATACTGCGATGAGCTGATCCCTGATGGATTCGGCGGCCAAGAGCCGCGCTTCACCTTCAACACCGTGCTGTCGAGCCGAGAGGAAGCCATCAAGGCGCTCGACACCCTGGCGACTGCGTTCCGCGGCATGACCTACTGGGGCGCCAATACCGTCATGGCGACAGCCGACATGCCGGCCGACCGGGTAAAGTTGGTGTCACCGGCCAATGTCGTCGACGGTGAATTCGAGTACAGCGGTACCGCGCTCAAGGCCAGGCACTCGGTCGCCTTGGTAAGCTGGAACGACCCTGGCGACAACTACCGACTCCAGGTCGAGGTCGTTGAGGATGCCGATGCCGTCCAGCAATTCGGCTGGAAGCAGATCGACGTCACCGCCGTAGGCTGCACCAGTCGCGGCCAGGCACACCGCCTTGGCAAATGGATGCTCTACAGCGAGCGCGCTGAAACCGAGACGATCACCTACCAGGCAAGCGTCGACCATGCCGACCTACGCCCGGGCGACATCATCGCAGTCAACGACCCGACCACGGCCGGCGCCCGGCTTTCTGGCCGGATCGTTCGCCCGGGGCTCTCCGCCCTGGTGCTTGACCAGGTGCCCGAGCAGGTCAGCGGCAGCGACTGGTATCTGGACGTGCTGCTGCCCACCGGGGGGATTGAGCGCCGGCAGGTCGATCGGTTCGCCGGTGATCATGTCGAGCTGGTCAGCCCGCTCTCAGCTGAGCCGATCCGTGGCGCCATCTGGATGCTGTCGAGCCAGGACGTCGAGCCGCGCAAGTTCCGGGTGCTGTCCGTCGCTGAGCAGGAGACGGCGATCTACCAGATCACCGCCGTCGAGCATGACCCGACGAAGTACGATCGCGTCGAGCAGGGCCTCAACCTGCCGGACGAGGATTACACGCTGATCCCGACCGGCCCGGTGGCGGCGCCCTACTCCATTACCGTCGAGGCATCCAAGTACCTGGCCGGCGGCACCGAGCACCAGAAGATCACCGTCAGTTGGACGCCCAGCGATGACGCTCGAGTCGTCCGTTACATTGCCGAGGTGCAGGGGCCGAATGACGTGTCATGGGGTGAGGCCTTCACAGGCCCGGGCACGTCGTTCGACATCCTCGATGCAGAGCCGGGTGAATGGCAGATCCGTGTCCGCGGCATCACCGGTACCGGCTCCGCGTCGCCCTGGGCGTACCGGACCACCAACGTGGCCGG